TGACACTTAAAAACTTTATGCAAAACAATACGATATTTAAAGATTTAGGAGGTTCTAAATACTTAATGATATTAATGCAATTAGCAAATGGAGTTGCTGATTTAAGAAGCTATGCCAAAACATTAATTGAGTTATGGCAAAAAAGAGAGTTTTACGAGTTAATAGAAAATTGTAAAAACGAATTACAAGAAAAGAGTTTTAACTATTTATCGTCAGACTTCCAGAATAAAATTGCAGGATTGGAGTTTCAAGAACCTAAAAAACAAACGCAATGCACCTCTGACATTCTTGACGATCTTGACAAAGAAGATGCAGAGGGCTTAAGTGATAAATTTGTAGAAACAGGATTTTCTAAATTAGATAATCTTATAAATGGCGGACTTTATGCAAAACAGCTTTATATTATAGGGGCAAGACCTTCAGTTGGAAAAACCACCATAGGGCAAAATATTATATTAAATGCAAGTCGATCAGGTAAAAGATGCCTCTTTATTTCGCTAGAAGTAGATAAAAGAAATGTAATGTATAAATTCTTGTCAAACATGAAATCTATTGATAATTGGAAGATTCAGAAGAAATGCCTAAACCAATCCGAAGTAGCAGATTTACAAGAGGCTAAAGAAGAATTGAGAAATATGAAGATATATGTCAATGATTCATCTGGACTAAATATAACACAAATTAAGCAGATTATTAAAAACCAGATAGACAAACAACCAGTAGACTTAGTAGTTGTAGATTATATTCAAATTATGAAAGGTGAGGACACTAGAAATAAGAACGAATCTTTAATAATAAAAGAGAATACAACAGCCTTAAAATCAATAGCAAAACAATTCGATATTCCAATTTTAGCATTAGCACAGATCAACAGAAAAGCAGTTGAAGGAAGTAATCAAGAGCCAACAATTAATGACTTCAAAAGTAGTGGAGGTATAGAAGAAGATGCAGATGTTGCTATGATATTACACAGAGATAGAAGAGAAGATAAGGAGGACGGGTATTTTTCAGACTCTGGAAAGATAATAATTGCTAAGAATAGACATGGACGAACAGGTGTTTCAAATGTGATGATTCAGGGTAATTTTGGGCGATTTTTAGAAATAAATTAAATAAACATGGAGCATATATCAAAATCAATAGAAAGAATTTTACAGGAAATAAAAGATAACAACATTAAATTAAAATAATTAATATTTATGTTTGACATTTAGAATTCCAGCTTATAATATAAACTGTGTAATCAATTTAAATCAACTAATAATGATAATAACAACACAACAAGAACTAGACGATTTAATTGCAAAAGCAGATGAATCAAATACAATAGTTTTAGACGAGGATTTGGAAATCACTTTTAATTGCGAAATCCCTTGCAACATCAAAGCTAGAGACATCAAAGCTTGGAAAATCAAAGTTAAAAACATTACCGCTCACAACATCAAAACTGACAAAATCGACGCTATCAACATCAAAGCTGACAAAATCGACGCTTACGACATCATAGCTTGCAACATCAAAGCTAAAAACATAAAATATCATGCTTTTTGTATAGCTTACGAATCTTTGAAATGTAACTCAATTTCAGGAATAAGAGAAAACTCTTTCCACAAATGCTTAGATCAAGAAATTGAAATTAGATAAAATTAAACACTTAATATAATGCAAATAGAAACACAAAGACAATTAGATGATTTAATCGCAACAGCAGATGAATCAAATACAATAGTTTTAGATGAAAGTTTAGAAATAATTTTTGATTGCCAAATCCCTTGCAACATCAAAGCTTGGAACATCAAAGCTTGGAGCATCAAAGCTCACAATATCATAGCTTACCACAACATCAACGCTAACGACATCAAAGCTCACAACATAGACGCTATCAACATCAAAGCTCACAACATAGACGCTATCAACATCAAAGCTCGCAACATAGAATATTGTGTTTTTTGTATAGCATACGAATCTTTAAAATGCGAATCAATTTCGGGAGAAACAGAAAACTCTTTACACAAATGTTTAGAACAAGAAATTGAAATTATAAAAAAAGAAGAAGAAAAAGTAACCATCGAACTAACAAAAAGCCAACTAGATAAAATTAAACACTTAATATAATGAAAATAGAAACACAACAAGAACTAGATAATTTAATCGCAACAGCTAAGGATAATCGGATTGTTTTAGATGAAAGTTTAGAAATAATTTTTGATTGCGAAATCCCTTGTAGCATCAAAGCTTGGAACATCATAGCTCGCAACATCAAAGCTTACAAAATCGACGCTATCAACATCAAAGCTCACAATATCATAGCTTATCACAACATCAACGCTTACAACATCTACGCTAAGAACATCTACGCTAAAAACATCGTGGCTAATTTTGACATCGACGCTTACAACATCATAGCTCACAACATCATAGCTTACAACATCTACGCTTGGATTATCCAATATCATGCTTTTTGTATAGCTTACAAATTTTTGAAATGTAAATCGATCGCAGGAAGAAGAAACAATTCTATCCATAAATGTTTAGATCAAGAAATTGAAATTATAAAAAATTAAACACTTAATATAATGCAAAAACTAAGAATATCAAACACATACAACAAAGAAAATAATCAATATGAAAAAGGTACTTTTGAGGTAAGGGAGAACGAAAAATCTATTACCGGAAAAGTTAGTATTTCTAGCAAAAAAGATGATAAATATATATCAAAAACCTTGCCATTTATTGCTTTTAGGTCTACAATAGATAGAGAAACAGAAAGGGCAATTTTAAATTCTCGAGGTCAATTATTTGACGCTGAAATTGGTTTAATGGTTGATAATTTTCAAGATCAAACAGGAAAGACAATCACTTATGCAAAAGTAGTAATTAACAAAGCTAAATTTGAAGCAGTAGATAAGCATAATCAAGCGAAGGCTAACGGATACCAGCCAGAGGATTTGCTAGATGACAAAATACCTTTTTAGAATGGAGTATAAAAGAGTTTTAAAAAAAGATGCTGTTTATATAAATATACTACATGATAATTCTGACGCTAGAGCGGAGGGAGTTATTAGGGTGTTAGATCGAATAGCTTTTAAAAATTTAAAAAATCTTGAGTCAATCAAGGATCGTAAAGGTTTCTTAATATTGACTTGGAGAGAAATCCCAACTGACAGACAATTTAAAGTCTTTGGGGAATCTTGGGAAAAAGAATACGAACCTCCTGAGAATGTTATTAATCAATTAATTATAAAATTATGGAACAAAAACCAATCACAGTAGAACTTTATTGTAACAACAACATAGAAGAGAAATTAAAAAAATATCAAAAAAAACACGATATATTTAGCTTATTCCAAATAAGAAAAACATTTCTTGCCGATAATAAGCCTCGATTTATTTTTGTAAGTCAAGAAGCCCATAAGTCAGAACAAGATTTCTTTAATGATCCAGAAAATAAATTATTTTATGCTAAAGAAATAAGAGAAGAAATTGAGGGTTTTAAATCTATTGGGATCGAAATAGATAATCCAGACGAATTTCCATATAGAGAAACCGAAGCAGAAGCCGAAAAAGATATGGAACGATTTATAGATTGGTTATTAATCAATTAACGGAATGCCCTCCTGCTTATTTTTTGTAGTATAGTGCTTTTTAGGTTGAAGTGCTTGACTGTCCTTGATGCTAGAAATAGTTAAATTCGCTTTAGCAGGATAAAGGGATAATATTTTTTGAGCCTACAATCAAGGAAAAACCTATTAATAAAATAAAAAAATTATGATACCATTTAAAATAAAACTATTAACAGAAACAGCAAAGGCACCGACTCAAGAGAATGAGGGCGATTTATGGGATATATATGCAGATGATTTTTGTGCAATAAATTTAAAAGATCAGGAAATTAAAGCAGATATAGCAATAATTGAAGATCATTGTTATATCAGTAATAGCAACGATTTTTTTCATCTAACAGGTAATTCAAAAGAAAATAAATCGTCTTGCACACTATATCCGCAAGGAAGAATCCTAGTAAAAACAGGAATAGCGATTGAGTTGCCAATTAAATATTCAAAAAGACAAAGAATCGGAAAAGCTAAAAAAGACTTTAATACAAATGAAATATTGTATTTACTTGAAGAGTGGAGCTATAAAAAGAAATACAATAATAAAATTTGTAGTCATGTAGAAGCCTATGCAGTAGCAGACATAAGACCAAGATCAGGACTAGCCTTAAAACATGGAATAACAGTATTAAATACACCTGGCACAATAGATAATTCATATCGTAAAGAAATAGGAGTAATTCTCTATAACGCAGGACACGAGCCTTACACAATAACCAAAGGAGATAAAATCGCTCAAATGCTAATAAGGCCATTATATCTAAGTAAAATGGAGATTGTAAAAAATATTGAAGATACTGGCAGGGGTGGTTATGGCTCAACTGGTAAATAAATAATTATGAAAGTAATATTAAGTAGAGATCTTACACTAAAAATCGACGATGAAGAGTCAGGATATGTAGTAAAGAAGTCAGAAGAATGGAACGACACTAAAAAAACATACGAAAGACTTTATTCAGTCAAGAACCTAAAAGGAAATATTGTTATGGACGATATAGACTTAAAAGAGTTTAGAAAAGAGTATAAGAACATAAAAAACTGGAAAGAGATATTAAAAAATGACTAGAATAACACAATACATAAACTTTTACAAAATAAAAAAAAACTTAAAAGTAAATGAAGAGCAACAAAGCTTAATAGAAAAAGCTAAAAGTAAATTTATTGCAAGAAAAAGCGGAATTGATGGATATAAGATGCCACTATATAAAAACATAAAAAGCTTTAGATTAGATCTTGATGATATATTTGAGGAGAAGGCAGGAGGGAGGAAAATCAATTCTTGATTATTAATAATAAACCTGTATAATAAAAACAATTTAGTATTGTTAATATCAAAGAATCACTAATGGCAGAATATAAAAACCCTGATGATAAAAAGGTTTCAGGCAGACCAAGACTTATTCCCAAAATTTGGAACGAAGAAAAAAAGAAAAAGATATTAGATGCTTATAGCGAAGGGCAAAGCGATATTGCTGCTATTGTAACATTAGATATCGCAAAAGAAACTTTCTATAAATTAGTAAGAGCAGATAAAGAAAGCTTAGGAGATATAGAACAAGACTTTGTGGACTCAATTAAAAAAGGCAGGGCATTAAGCCAAGCATGGTGGGAAGAAATGGGCAGAAAAGGAACAATAGGAATGGTAGACAGTTTCAATAATGGAGCTTTTGTTTTTAATATGAAGAATAGATTTAAGCCCAAAGGATATGATAGTACATGGGCAG